CCAACCGTTGCACCAAGTCTTAGCCCTGCGCCAAGCATGAGCCAAGCACCAACCATGAACGAGGACTACGATGATTCAGTCCCCGTCATCAGCGGTGGTATGGTAATGGAAGTCGCGGCTGAAACAGTTGAGTTAGACAGCGAAACAGAAGACAAGAAAGCGAAAGCGAAGGTAACTACTGCGGCACAGAAAGCGGCGGCGGCACGAAAGGAACTCCATGTTCAGCCCGACAACGAAGTTCTTCAATCAATGCAAACCGATATGGGTAAAGCATTGCTCAATGGTAAGAAGCACAACGACTTCAAACCGTGGAACTTCAACGCTATGTCACTACCGACTGTTGCTGTTTACACTGACCCAACCACAGGCAAAGTGTCTTACCTCAACTACACTAAGAATGGTGAACCCGTCAATTACATTCTGCTCAATCCATCAGCGGCAAACACTGATGCTGAGGCAGACGACATTGAATCAGTTGGTGCTGTCATCAACCCGCGACACTCACAACGACACGGAACACTTGACCACAAGGATTGGATGATTCCATTTGCGAATGCTGTGGACGACATTCAAGGTGTCAAGTATGACCGCTACTGTATCAAAGACGGTGCGCGTGGTGCAATGACAATTGACTTGACTGACATGGCTACAAGCACAAGAGGTGAAGCGGCGGCTAACTTGACAGGCTACCTTAACCTTGACGCTAACAGCATTCAAGCAATCCTTGCAGAAGAGAATGGCGGACACCGATGTGGAGTAACAATGCTCAACCCTCTTGATGGTAAGGGTGCGTTCTCCGCACACTTGACTGTCATGCGAACCTACTGTCAAAACCTTGCTATGCGAGGCACGAACCAACTCATGTTCAAGGTGCGACACACAGCAGGTTCAATCGCGGCGTTTGATATTGACGCTACTGCATTGAAACTTCGTAGTGCATTCCAAGAGGCACAGCAACACCTGCTCGCCGCGCACTTGCTTAAGTGGATTCCAATTGAAGGTAACATGTTTGACAAGATGCTTACAACCTTTGATGCTCACGGACTCATCACCAAGCCAAGCATTGCGATTGATGTTCATGACTACGACAAAGTTGTAGCACGACGAAACGAGGGCAACCCATTCACAGCAGATGAGATGACACACATCACTCGCATTGGTCGTGGTCACGCTTACAAGGCTGTCCTTCATGGCTACGCGAACCCCGATGTTGATTATGTCAATCTCCAAGAAAATGATACCGTTGATTCTGCGAACCATGTGATGCAAGCCGTAACAGGTATGCTCTCCAACGCGCCTATCCTTGTTGATGACTACAAAGATACGAAGGGTAAGATGCAACAGCGTGTCTTGAAAGGTGGTAAGGGTGCAAGCATGGAAGGATTCATGAAGAAGTCTGCCAAGTCCACTCGCTACTTTGAGAACATGGCCGAAGCGAATGTCAAGGTTTACTGCGAAGCAGTTGGTCAAGATGTTTTGACTACTGATGACTTGCCTAAGATGAAGCAATGGTTCACTGACAACCCCGACAAGATTGTGGTTACTCACGGAAAGAACATGGATAAGACGCGAACACTTGAGTCTGTCCCCGAATACCATGAAACATGGATGACTGACAAGACAGGTAAGAACCGCTTGACAATCATCACAGGAAAAGACGGTGCTAAGAAACTTTGATTGAGTTTGCGCGTAACTGATTACACAACATAGAACACTACACACATTCGGTTTAGTGCTACCACCCTTACGGGTTCAAAACAGCATGGGGTTGTGCGCCCCTTAAGCACATGTCATGGGGAGGGTAGTTTTTCATCGGTCTGCCCTCCCCACCCCCTTGACTAATGTTGCTCATGGAATGATGAGCGCGTCTGCAAGAACGGAGTGATTTGATATGACCCCCACAAAGAAAACAAAAACTGAGAAGATACTGAAAACCCAAAGACAGAAGCACGAAAAAGCCTACGAGTATGCGGCGCGTATGATTAACACATACAGTGAGCCACTTACTGTGGACATGGCTGTTACGAGAAACAACCTACGCTTTTGGAAACCGACAAGAAGCCAAATGCAATCAGCGTTGCATCAAGCAGTTCGTTGTGGACTCGCTACTAAGTTTCGTGATGCACACTACAAGCGCATCGTGTATGCTAAGTTGGACGCAACACTACCTGCTGTCGTTGAAGAAGCGATTGACATTGAAGTTGCACCACTTGATGAAGTGATTGCAGAAGCACTTGTGATTGTTCAGCGAACACCAATCTTGAAACCAACAGGTGAGCCATCGCTTATCCTTGATGCCATCGCTGTCTATCATGGCTACGGAACGACAGGACATGTTGAGGAACTCATCATGAACCACCTTCGCCATGCTCGCGTGAACAACAAGAAACTCTTCAACGCACTCAAGGAGTTGTTTGAATGAGTGACATTGAAGAAATCAACAGGACAATACTGACAGGTATGAACGAAGCGCAACGCAAGGTTGCGATTGAAGAAGCCTATGGTGAACCCGTCTATGACTTGCTTGCGAGTCAGCAAGGCGACATCAACCGCGCTACTGCTGTGGTAAACTACACACCCGACGATACAGGTTTGGCTCGCGCCTCCTTGATTGGCGACTGTGCTTGTGTGAACCATGAGTCACAAGGTATGGCTTGCCGAGGCGGTTGGGGTTGGCAATGGAAAGCGCGCGACCTTAACATGACAGGTCATCGTGGTAGCCTCAAGGCTGAGCCTTGTGATGGTGCGACTAAGTTCCTTGATGTTACGACAGGTAAGATGATGGTAAACGCACCGTTCGCTATGAACCCCGAAGAGTTTTACAGATTCCAACGCTCGGAGTGGGGAGATGTTTCTCGCTTAGATGCGCTTGAACTATCTCAATTCAACCTCGCTACTTCCGAAGGACAGAAGAACGGGTGGACTCCCGACAAGAATGGTGATGCTTGATGAAACTATACCAATGCTTACAGGCTTACACAGCAAAAGACATTGAACAACTCATCTCAAACGCTATCGCGCTCGGCTACATACCTATCGGTGGTATCAGTGCGAAGCAAGAAGAGCATAACATCATGGGGTCGCGAACAGTATTGAGGCAATCCCTCCTGTATGCACCACTTGTTCATAGTGCTTCGGATTCAAAAGAAGTCCTTGACACAGCAGAAACACAAAGACAACTCTTGGAGTCTGTTGTTGATAACGCGACCAATTGTGATTACTCGGACGATGGAACATATCGCTTTTGCGAGGTTGATACGGAGATTATTGAAGTCGTTGAAGCGCACCTACGAGGTGATGCAGAATGAGAACCCCTTTACTATGCACCGACGGAACAATCATCAGCGTTCAAGCATCAAGCACACACTACTGCTCACCTAAGAGCGACGCGGCTTATGCTTACAGCGCGGTTGAAGTATTGATTGACAAACCAAACGACCCGAAAGGCTACAACAGCCCCGATAAGGTTGAGTCTTGGGTAACTGCTGAATCACTAATGCAGTTGATTGCTAAACACGGAGGAATCATCGGAGGGCAACTACCCCCGCTTGACTTTGGTAATCATCAGTTGGTCAAAGAAGCACAAATGAAAATAGCAGAAGAAGGCAACGCATGGTGGGAAGCGCGCCAAGCAAAGAAGGAGAGTGAACAAGAATGAGATTAACAAAAGAAAAATTACTGAAAAACTTTAACAGAATTGAAGATGAAACCAACGACGATGAATCACTGATGCAAAGCGTATGGGAGGATAACGACAATGGTGATGTGTGGCTTGAGCCTATGCATGTTATGGCTGTCGTTCCTCACAACCTTGACTTGCTGTTCGCGCATGATAGAGCGACCAAGTTTACAGGGCGCGTTCGTAAAGTGTTTGCTCAGCAGAATTGGGTTGCGCTTGGCGAAGCACCATCGCAGAAATTGTTGAGAACCATTCGTGATAACAAAACATCACCCAAGACTTATGCACACATGCTTATTGATAACACGGTTCTTGACACATCTTTCATCCACAACTTCATCAAACACTACCAAAGAGGAACAGACTACATTCAGTTTTACTCTTGCGGGAAAGACAAACCAATAGCCATTACATCAAACGCTAATGAGTGGATGTGTATTGTCGCACCAAGAATTGAAGAGTTCACAGGAGAGAGGATGGACGAACCCGATAACGGAGGAGAATGGAGAGTGCTATTCTCTCCACCGAAAGATGTTTTCAGCGACGCGCCAACTCTTACAACCACTATACCTAAGACATTCAATCCACTAACGGGGGTGTTTGAATGAAGACATACTGTGGTATTGCAGACGCGCATGGGATTGAGTCTTTCATGGAGTGCGAGGGAATGGGACACGCGCCCTTCACTCTTACAATGAGAGCAAGTCTTAACCGACAACGACACGCTATGGTCTATTGGGTTGAACTATCCGATGACAAAGCAGAACAGATGAACGAGGCAATCAAGCAAGCGCAAGAAGATAACAATTGGCACACGCCGTTGTTGCTCTTGAAGAACCCCGACTTCTGTGATACAGTAGCGTTTGAGGACTCAATGAAAACGAGTTGGGCTATGCTACCCGACGACAAGTTAGACCCTTATTGGGGTGGTGAGTGAATGAGTGTTGGATGGAGATGCAAATGCGGACACATGAACATTCGTAAAGACGCGAGAGTTGGAACATTCAGTTTGATTGATGCTTGCGATGAGCGTTGCGGTAAAAGCAATGTGATGACACCTTTTGAAGAGGTGAGTGAATGACGCTATGGTATATTGGCGACCCTTGCTACGCTATTGACAATAACAGATGGAATGACTTCTGTGATATTCTAAAGCGATATAACAACAACGCGCTTGAAGCAGATGGCGTTGAGTTTGATTGGAAAGTAGGTGTTGGAACAATGGATTGGCATGAACGCCGCGTCTATGTTTACAACAGCGGACTTGGCGGAGATGGCTCTATCAATCTCGGAAAGCATCGGCTTTGTGTTGATGCAGGTTTGTTGAGTGTGCTACCTCTTGAAGCGTGTGAAAGGTTATCGGATGATGAGAAAACAGAAGGTGAGCATGGTTGTCATTCAATCATCAACTCATACTATCGTCCTGTATTTGACATAAGCACAGACGAGTTTCCGCATGTTGTTCTTGAATACACCACATCAGTTCTTGATGTGGCGACGGGAACGATGAAGCGCGGCATGAACATAACACTCAAGGATGATACAGGCTACGACCAATGCGATGTTTGCGGAGAGTGGGAGACTGATTCCAACATGATGTATAACAATAATCAAGGCGCGGCATGTGATATGTGCTACGAAGAAGACGAAGACGAAGACGAAGACGAGGAGGAATAAACATGGAACAAGAACAAGAAACGAAAATAGAAATAACGAACGCAGAAAAACACATACGACAAATCATCAAGAAGGTGAAGAGTCAAGGGAACGCAGGTAGTGGTGGTGAGATGGCGATATACAATGCCATTTATGCTCTCATTGAAACGGGAATAACAACCGCCGCGTGTGGCTCACTTGGTTTTGGATGGCAAAGTGATTTTGTTGCTGTGATGAACGATGAAGATTCGCTCAACCGAGTTGCGCGTTTCCTATGGTGGGGTGAGGAATGATGGGTTACAGAAGCACAGGTGCAATGTGGTTCAGCCAACAAGCCTTAGACGCAATCACCAAAGAGCAGAATGAATTGATTCAGCGTGACATTGAGAACGACAGTTTCACTTTCGTTCACGCGGGTAATGAACCCGACAACTATGGTATCGTTGATGGTGTCTTGCTTGAGTTTGAATCGTGGAAATGGTATGAGTCTTATCCCGACATAGCGATGTATGAATCAATGTTTAAGTTGCTTACAGATGGTAACATACCTTACGACTTTGTTCGCATTGGTGAAGACGCGGGTGACATTGAACAAAAGACAGGCGATAAGTTTGTCGTCAGCACAGACTACGAGGTGATTTGAAATGGGAACGCGAAGTTTAACAGTATTTATTGATGAACACAACAAGAAAGAAATTGTCGTAATGTATCGTCAATACGATGGCTTCATTGAATACTATGGTAAGAGTCTATGCGAATACCTCCAATCATTTGAGAAGGTTGTCAATGGTATGCAAGGCGAGACGACAAAGATTGCCAATGGTATGTCTTGTCTATCAGCACAGGTCATCATGCATATGAAGAGCGAAATAAAACGCTACGATTACAAGAACCGCGTATTCAATCCCAAAACAGGTAATACAGAATCCCCTTTGATTGAGGGAAACCATGAAGGTGGAATCTATCTATACCCCGCGGGAACAAGAGATTGTGGAGAAGAATACATCTATGTTGTTAAATCCTTGAAGAAAGGGATAACGCTTGAAGCATACAAAGCAGGTCACAAAGAGTGGACTTACAAAGGAGAAACGCGCCCTGCTGTTCCCGATGAACTGATACACAAAGGACTCGTATCGGATAATTGGTTTGAACAGGCATTGGCTAAGGAGAAGGATATTCATGAACGCGAAGAAGCAGAACGGAAAGCATCACAGGAGTTGAAACAATGAGTGAAGCGATTATGAAACACCAAAACAAACGAGCAAAGAAGTCAGCGAAGGTTGTAAACTATGCGCGCATGGTAGTTGAAGTGGATGAGGCAATGCCCTCTAAGCAGATACTATACCTACTCAACACAACCACCACCGTTCAAAGCAAGTCGGGTCGTGTGCCTCAATGCTACATACCAACAAGCACCACATCACTCGGATTGATACTCAAAGGTTCACCGTATTTTGAGATGCTACCAAACAAGAACAGCAAGACGCACCATGTATGGAGGCGAGTTGAATGAATATATTTGGAGTCCACAACAACCCTGTAATCGCCGCGAAGAGTCTATGCGACAAACATTTGAGTAAGATGACAATAGAGAGCGCGCAGATGTTATCGTCTGCATTGATTCGTCACAACTGCCCTACAAGTAAGTTACCGCTTACTCAAGCGGGAACGCCATACAAGGGTGGTTATCCGAATCACCCCTCAACTATTTGGGCGGGTAACAATCAAGGCAACTTTCGTTGGTTGTGCTTGCATGGTCTTGGTCTTGCTTACGAATACGAGAAGCGATACTCAACACGCACCGAGCGAAAGCAACATGCATGCAAGAAACCTATTCAGCAGATGTGCGGCTTGATTAACTACTTACCTAAAGGTGAGCAAGAGCCTTTTGCTCGCGCAATCAACAAACACATTTACCCAATACTAAACGATGAAACAGTATGGCCTAACGCCGTTCTCGCTTATCGTGCATTTTACATGCTTGACAAAAAACGCTTCGCCGAATGGGGCGGAGGCAGAACTCCGCCCGCGTGGTGGAATCCCGACTTTACCTTAGAGGTGATACAAAATGAATAATACAGAAAAACAAATGGAACTGATAAAACAAAGACTGAATGAACAGATGAACGATGCGCGCCAAATGGAACTACGCATTGACACCATGAAACAAGTCATGGTATGCGAAGTTGAAGGCCACGATTGGAAAGTGTATTCAACCGAAGGCGACCTAACATCGCTACGCACCGTCAAACTATGGTGTGGTGAATGCCCTTGTTGGCTTGACTTAGGTAAGACAAGTGTTCACAACTTAGAAGATTTGGCTATCATGATTTCAGTCAATGGTGATTTCTCACAGACGCTAATATCCTTTCTCGGAGGCGAAGAGGAATGATTGTAAGTAAAATGAGCGAAGCGTTTCATGAATGGTTGAAGGATTGTCCGGTGCATTGGTATCGGGTCAAGGTCGGAGAACATTACACAGAATACGCATTTGAAATTACAGGGGGCGAGAAGAATGAGTAGTTATACGGATGCAGACGGAATACAATGGAAACTATGTGACGATTGCGAAAGCGAATACCAACAACCACAAACTATGGAACGCGTTCGCTCTAAGTTCTATTGTGACTGTTGCCGAACTGACACAGAAGGTGATGAAGAATGAATATAATAACATTTGAACGATACACAGACAACTACGGAACGCGCGTCGCACTTAACAAAATACCTTTCAACTTGAAGGATGGTATGAAGAGTGCAATGCCTTTCCCGCAAATGACATGGAATGGAGAGAAAGGAATGTGGGCTATCCAAGACCGCCCTGCTGTTATTGAGAAGGCTCTCGCTTTCCTTGCAGAACATGACATTGAAGTGGATGGACTAAGCGCAGATGATTGCGTCGTTAAGAACGACGCGTCTGCTGTATTCGCTCATCCCGATAAGTTGGTTCTCCAATGGGGATTTCAGTCTAACTACAAAGACATTAACTCATCAATGAAACAAGCGGCGGCAGGTAATGCGAAGTGGAACGGCACGAACAAGTCATGGACTATCCCTATCAACACAGCGGTAGCAGTAGCGGCGGCAGTTCGTCCTCACTACGCACCACTCGCTGATGCGATAGAAGAATGTCCTCAAGTAACAACAGCGCAAGACGCAACCATCCAACGAGTTGAGTTGTCAAGCGCAGTTGATACGGAGATTGAGTTACCCGAAGGGTTCGTCTATGATAGAATGCGAGAGTATCAGCGAGTCGCACCCGTCATGTATATGACAGGTGGGCGAAAGCGAATCCTCATCGCAGATGAGATGGGTCTTGGTAAATCATTACAGGCTCTTGGTTGCGCGGAGTTAGCAGGTCATCAGCGTGTGCTGATTGTCTGCCCCGCCATCGTGAAATACAATTGGGGTAATGAGATTGTCAAGTGGCTCAATGAGAACTTCTTCATCATCAATGGATGGTCGGGAGATATTGAGGGAGTCCGCTTCAACATTATCAACTACGACATTTTGAGTAAGCGCAAGGAACAACTCATGGCTCAAGGCTACGACTGTATCATCTTTGACGAGGTTCACACTATCAAGAATCAAAAGGCTGAGCGAACCAAAGCGGCTCTCGCTCTCGCTCAAGGCGTTGATGGAATCATAGCCATGTCGGGAACACCAATTCTCAACAGACCAAACGAGTTCTTCACATCACTCAACATGATGCTACCCGCACAGTTCAGCAACTATTGGACTTTCGCACAGCGTTACTGCAACGCTCGTCGGACTGACTTCGGTTGGGACATGTCGGGTGCAAGCAACATTGAACACAGCGCAGACGGCATGACACCACCACTCAATCATCTGCTACGAGACTTCATGTTGCGTCGCTCTATGGATGACCCACGCATCAGCAAAGACATGCCGAGCATGGTTCAGTCATTGATTCAAATTGAATTACCCGAACAGGCGCAGAAAGCATACAAGATTGAACACAACTCTTGGATGGAGGAATGGCAGAAGCAACAGGTGAACTTCGGTTCAAGCGACGCGGGCTTCACTCTTAACATGATGACTGAACTACGACACATTGCAGGTCGCCTTAAGATAGAGGCGGCTGTCAAGTGGGCGAGCGAATACCACGAATCAACAAACAAACCTCTTGTCATCTTTGCACATCACAAAGATGTTCTAAGAGAAGTGTATGATAGATTGGTTACGAAGAACAAGGTTGGTATTATCACAGGGGACACCAATCAAACGCAACGAGAAACATTCATTGAGATGTTTCAAGAAGGCCACCTTGACTTTCTCATCTGTTCAACAATGGCTATGAAAGAGGGAGTGAACCTTGACCGAGCCAACACAACGCTCTTCGTTGAGCGCGAGTGGGTCCCCGCGTGGGAACAACAAGCGGCGGCAAGAGTTCGTCGTATGACTCAAGAGAGCGCAACATGCAATCAAGTTATACTGTCGGCAATGAACACCATTGATTCTATGTTTGATGAAGTGATTGAAGCGAAGGCTAACCTTGTGAAGAGCGCGCTTGACGGTTCAACAGGTGAACGAAACGCTATCGTCAATGAACTTAAGAAGAAACTCAAAGACGGCGAGATGGTGATGATATGAGATTGACCGCACTACTATGTCAAAAGAAAGGATGCAACAATTTACGCCCCGCAGGTTTTAGACTGTGTGGTATGAAAGGTTGCGGAAAGAAAGAAGAGATAAAAGAGGAGGAATAAATATGGGTGACTACACAATAACAGACAGAAACGGAATACAGAAACCAATGAAGAAACTTAGCGACGAGGCGATAACGAAGTTATGCTTCGCCGCTACGGGAAGGCTACGCAAAGACATGTTACATATGCTTGAGATGAGAAGAGAAGTGTTGAAGCGCAACATGGAACACCCTCAACATGTAGTGAATGTTGAACCATTCGTCATTATGGAAAACGCATTTATCTTAGCCTTGAATGATTTCAACCACATTTACAAAGGACAGATTGAGAAGTATGGTGTGCCTTACAACACAAAGAAATACCCACATTGTAAGCAAGAAGAATGCGACCACCTCAATTACAGCGACACTATGACAGGCGCGGTATGCAACGATTGTGGAAAGGAGGAAGAGGAATGACGCGCAACTTCGCTTACAACCAAACATGGGAGGGAATTGAAGTGATGCTTGATGAAGCAGAAGCGGAGATGAACAAACACAGACTCGCTATCAATAACAAGCATACCCCTATGAGAGAAAAAGCACAGCGCATGCGGGATTACAAAGGTCTGCAAGGTGTGTGCTATTCACTCCGTTGGGTGCTTGGTGACAAAACTATGAGTCGCGCAATCGTGTTGGGGAGGGATAAGGAATGATGCCCGCGCAAGAACCACTTGATGTTATCATCCTACCATACAAAGACTGTCCGTGTGGTGGTCATCCCGACGCGTTTGTTGACATGCTCATCTATCGCACAGCGCGCTACGGCTTCTTTGTCAAGACCGAAATCGTATGCGACTTTAGCGACAAGACATTCTTACTACTCCCTGCATTCATAGAGCAAGAGTAAAAGCCTCCCGCCCTATCGGGTGAACATGGAAGAGCGTTTAAGGAACACCTACTTGATTACTAATGAAGACATAAGCGATGATGGGATTGTGCGAAGACCGTTCAAAGGCGACCATATCCAAGCAACGCAAATGTCATTTGAGAAGCCCGACGGGACGCGAGCCGAAGTGCTTGAATGTTTACCCGCAAGCGAAACTCTATGTCCCGCAATATGCTCATGTGGTGAAGAAGTGAACTGTTCACGAATCACATTAGTTCTTAACGATGGGAACATTGCCTATCCCGCATCATGCTGTAACTCAATACAATTTTTTGAGGGAGATGAGTAAATGATAGACGATTGGACACCGCAACAAGAAGACATTGATTGGACTAAGGAACACGCAAACAGCATGGCTGTTGGCGATACATGGAGTGTTAGTGGTGCGCTTATTGAAAAGACAGGCGACACTGAATTAACCCTGCGACAATACCCTGCTGAATCAGCGATGGCTGTTGAACGGGTAGCGAAAGTGTGTGCCGCAATACCTATTGACTTCAATGCGAAAGAAGCAGAACTCATTCAAGACCCTATGGAGGCCGCGCAGAATGCCGCCCAACAATGGGTTGAACCCGAATCGGGAATACCTCTCGTAAACTTTGACCTTGACAACGCCGAATGGAGTATGACCGCTGTTCCGTCTCAAGACGAAAGTGGTAACTCAATCATTGTTGACCAATGGGTTGTGCGCATTACCCACCCGAATGAGGATGGGGACGAACACGAAGTCTTGATGACACCTATGGATTACCACCTCGTCGCAGGTGATGATGTATTCTTCACATGGAAGGGGATGCGCGTCGTTGAAAGAGAAGAGGCTATTGAATTAGCAAACAGTCGTGAGTTCCTACTGCAAATGCTTGACGGGGGAGTGAACCTTTTGGGTGACACCTTCGTTGATGATGATGAAAGCGAATCACATGTCCCTCCACACATGCGCGGTATGCTCGTCACGAAACTACCCACGCTCGGTGAAGAGGAATGATTGACTTTGAGCAGTTAGCATCCGTCGTTGCGGCGGTTCAAACTGCTGATAACAAGAAAGAGATGCACTCAATCATAGGTGTGTTGTTGCGAGTAAACAAAGAACAGGTTGAAGACATAATCGCTTTGTGTTGCGCAACCCCAAGAGATGCCGTGAAAGACAACCACATCATCAATCTCATATCCGAATCGTATGGTTTGTTTCCCGAAGAATACGAATCGTTAGGACACGAAAGGGAACTACCCCTCATCCTTGCGGACGAATCACCATCCGAAGTTGAACGCTCACTCTCATTGAGGGAGGCGCGTGAACTAAAAACAAAAATCATTGAAGGCGAAACACTTCACATTGAATTACTATCCAACTCCATGAGTGTGATTGCCGCGCGAGTCTTTTGGGGCTTCTGCTATGGTAGGACACTCATCAATTATCGTAAGTTGATGGGGGGCGTAAGTAGCATTACGCCATACTCCGTTGAACGATTACAAGAGGCGAGAACAATCATGCCTCCATCACAGGCTGTATTGAAAGCGTTGAGTGGAACACTCCCCACCGAACACACAATACAACCATCATACCCATTCATTGCACCGCGCTACTCAAGGTGGCGTTATTGGTCTTTACCTTTCAAACAAACACATTACGAGGTCGTCAAACCAAGTCGCTACTATGCGCACCGGAAGGCGGGGAGACTATTTTCATTTGACCGTAGGGGAGTCGCCTTAGCGCGAGAGCCACACCTTGAAATCACAGGTGATTGCGTGGCGGAGATGGACGAGAATGATTTGGTATGCGAATGGTTGTTCACCGAGAACGACCCGCACATTTGGAGAAAGCCCCGTATTGAAAGATGTGTAAACCCGCGCATCGTTGAAGACGAATCGCATTTGCGAAGGTTGGTTGAAACTTTAGAAGAGGATGAGACGCTACGACTAATGGACGGAGAGCGAGCGTATTTCCATAGCGGGGCTGTGGGTGGCTTCATCGTGCCTCGCAGAACATTTGACCTGCCCCTTCTCATACTTGGGGGTAAGCGGGACGGTCAAGGAATCCGAATCAAGGTAGCCGCGCTTGACGGTTTTGACCCGAACCCTGTCGGCTACTGCTATGTGAAAGAAGAGAACATGCCCGACATACTCACGCCTCTCTTTGAATCAAATGTGTTCCGTGAATGTCGTGAAGGACTCGTAGGTATCTTTCACGCATTAGTGTTTGATAACAACACGAATCAATTGCGCGCCCCATACCTAACACGAATTGATACCACGCTCGGAATCAGCGATGCTGTGCAGATTGGTGACTTGATGGAGAGGGCGACGAATGAACGATGACTTCTTTCTTGGATGGCTCGCAAGGGAATGTAGGTTTGAAGCGAGTGTGCATTTTGCGCCCCGAACACGAATCGGTTATCGGATAGCAAGACGAATCAAGGTATCACGCAAGGACGAACCTGCTCTCAACATGTGGCTATCCACGAAAGGGATAACCGCCCGCATCATCAAAGACAAAGAGCAAATCATGAGAGTGATAGTGCTACTCCGACCTGTATCAAAACATGTCAAAGACTTGCAGGGGATGAATAGGATGTTGCGGTTCTTAGACATAAACCGCAGACGACTCACATACGACACACTCACAGAAGCCATATCACTCTTAGATAGTGAGAAGTGAGCATACGCTTCTCAACGAGTTCAATTATTGGATTATTGTTCTTGTATTAGAATAATAATTATTGTATTGTTTCAATAAAGAAACGATAAAACAAGAAATGAAGGACTCAAAAGGGGGGCGAGAGGGAGGAGTTTAGTTGCTCATGGAAGAAACAAAAACCGTGAACTGAGAAGGTAAACCCTCCCGCCCTTGAAACTCCTAATCCCCCGTAGGTTATAAACTCCCCACCGAACCATTTTGGGATGAGTGGTGAAAGCGAAATGGAATTAAAACCTACAACCCTAAAACAAGTAATAGGACACAATGATAGTGCCTCCCCTTACTTCTATATTGACGAATGGAAAGAACAACCTCCTACCAACCTCCTCTTTGAAGGAGTGCCGGGAACGGGAAAGACAACTGCGGCGTATGTCATAGCCACTGAACTTGGCTACACATTGCATGAACTGAATGCATCGGATGAGCGCGGTATTGATATTGTGCGACAACGAATTAAGCAACTGTGCATGTCAGCAGGTCTTTGGAATAAAACACTGATACTTCTTGACGAGGCGGATGGTCTTACCAAAGCCGCCCAAGAAGCATTGAGGCGCGTTATGGAAACGAGTGATTGCATATTCATTCTAACCTGCAATAACCTTTCATCAATCATCCCTGCGCTTCGTTCACGATGCACAACATTCAACTTCAAGCCCCATGATGCAGTTGCGGTGCGCGCGTATGTTAACTTACTTAGAAGGGAGAACATCATTGGACCGGACTCAAATGCGAATGCCGAAGAATTGGCTATTCATTTTGGTGGTGACTTAAGAGCAATTCAAAAACATCTCATCAGCAAACTACCTTTACCGCAGTTTGCAACGGAGATAGATACAGCGGCGATGCAGATTGCCGCAGGTGATTGGGAGTCCCTTCACCGAACAATGTCGGGTATGATTAGCAACGGCGCAAACACCCACGCGTTGATGCATCGCATCCATGAACATGTCCTTTCAATAGGACTTAGTTCAAAACAACTATATACCTTCTTGTGTGTGTGGGGAGATTTCGTGCTGAGAATGCACCAATGGCCCCTCGGAACCGCGTCCTTCGTGGACTATTTCGTGGCGACCCTTTACACGCAAGACACAAAAAACAATGGAGAGTGAAAAAATGAAAATTGGAGACAATAACATGAAAACTGAAGCAGAAACAAACGAACAAACATACCACACCGAGGTTGAAGAGCGACTAAAGTGGTGGGCTGAAAAGCACAGCAAGACGATACAAGAAGCGCGTGATTCATTCACAGCATACCTTGCATCCGACCTCGGCATCAGCAACCCAAGTGATGAAGAAGACGACTTCTTAATTGAAGCCGCTGAATCATTCATGGTTGAACGCCGAGTAATGTCAAGCATGTCATCAGCCAACGCCACCGAACTTGTCGGCTTCTTTATTGGAGTGGACGCAAAGGTGAGAGACAGTCAAGAGCGTAAGCGCGCCCCTGCTGTATCAGCCGCACTGAACGACATGAGCGAAGCAATCAACCTCGGACTTGTAGCCCGCGCATACACTGAAAATGGTGTGTGGATGCTTGAGAAGAAGGATGGTCCGGTTAAGACCGAAGATAGCGCAGACGAAAAGCCGTGGTTCTTATTTGAGGAACATGGTCTATCAATTGCCATCCTTCAAAACAACCCGGATTGGAGTCGCTTTGGTGAACCTATCACACCTTACCGATGGCAACGCACTTACCACTTTTATGGTAACGAGAAGGGCGACTTCATTGATTCGCAGAACCACTTGCGTATCACCGTCACTTCAAAGAATGCCGATGATTGGCATGTCCCGCAGATGTTCTCTCCTTGCACACTCAAGGTTAGAGCGCGCAACTCAACCCCTTCAAAGGGATGGGAGGATGTTTGGAATGGACTACCATTCCCTTCGGCTGTCACCTACGGGGACATTGTTGAAGAGCAATACAAAGACGCTGTGAAAGCAGAACGATTGTTGCCTACATCAGCAAACTTTGTTCAAGACTTGTCAACTCTTGGTGAGATATTTCAAACCAAGAGCGAAACCATTGCAGGTATTCCTAACCCCGTCGGACCGATGGTTGTTATCAAAGCGAAGGTTAGCGACTTGCGACTTGAACCAAGCGACTACGAGTATGACCCAACAGGACATACTTACTTCATGCGCGTAACTTCCTTTGACTTGATGCGTTCCTTTGAAGACAACCGCCGAGACATTGGTGTTGGTATTCACGGATTCCTCGGTGACGAAGGGCGATGCTTTGAGTATGCAACCGTTGATGGTTACAAACCGTATGCGATTAAGTCAACAGTGTTCATCTATGGTCGTCTTGGTATGACCGTCAAAGACGATGCGCAGATTCCAAAAATCAACGCCGTCGGTATCTATGCAGTTCCACGCCTCGCAATCCCCGGAGGAGAAGGCGGAGAAACAGGTGTGGACCAATACAAAGGAGAGTGAAGTGAATGGCTAATTTGAAAGATTTACAGAAGCAAGCAGAAGCAGAAAACACAACAGACGAGGTTGCGCAACAATCAGTTGAAGACTACGGCTCATTGGCCGAAGTTGATACAACGCCCGTCACAAGCGCACCTATCGCTCAAGGAGTGTGGGGAGAAATAATGGATGCCGCGGAATACTTACCCGACAATCAAACCTTCATGGGTCTTGTTGGCCCGGAGGGTGTTGGTAAGACAGGTATCGTTCTTGACAGCCTAACAGATGAAGAAGTCGCAAGAGGAGATGTAATCTTCGTCCTTGACTTTGATGGTGGAGGGCAGACTATTCGTGCTTCACATCACCGAAGCATTGCTAAGAACATCCGTGTGCTTAATCCAAATGTGATGCAAACCGGCGATGCGCGAGATTCATTTGATTACCCCGCAACCCATCGTCGTGTGATGAACATTGGTAGGACTCTTGTTGATTGGGCCGCTAAGCCCGGTGACAGACCAATACTACACAGTGTTCTTGTCACAGGCATAGACCAATGGGATGCTGTTGCATCTAACTGTATGTTCATTGAAGACTTGGGAACTGCACCCGATGGTATCGGTGCTAAAATCAAGCCTCATGAGCAGATTGGTATGCGTTTTAATTGGCAGATTCGCTCAACCCGTTTTCACCAACTAACAGCAATCAGCAAGACTCTCATGGGTCTTGGAGTGCGCGTCTATTGGGAAACTCACTTCAAAGACATTCAAGACAAGTCGGGTGCTATCCTCGGTAAGAAGGCCGCATGGGAGAAGAACACAAACATGCAACTCAACCAAATCCTTTGGTTTCACAAGAGTAAGGTGCGCGACGAGAACAATGCTCCAACAGGTGAGATGCGTTACGAGGTTGAGTTTGTCAAGTGCAGAACCAACCCCGAACTATTAGACCAACGACGACTCATCATGAGAACCAAGAAGGGCGAATCCCCCGAATGGTATGGATTACCGGAACTACAAGAGGGAAGAGTTTGATGGCTGACGATTACAACGAAGAATGGCCCAAGACAGGCACACCGGCTCACAACGAGAGCCAACCGCGTAGTATTCACATTGCTGATGATGCACCCTTGACTGACAAATACCCACCTTACGCTCCCGACCCCGCGTGTATGGAGTGTGGAGGGGAAGGTTGGACTTACCATCAAGTTACTCGCTACGACCGCGACGGTGAAGCAGTTGACATAGATGTTGAGAAAGAACCTTGTGATTGCATATTCAATTACATGACTGTTGAAGCCGACCCCCATTGCAAAGCGTGTGAAGGGACAGGTGAGGTTGAAGAGGTAAGACTTGTTAGAACGAGTGCTGTTGAAGAGCGAGTGACAACGCATTACAGTTGTCTTTGCTTGAGATATATCCCGTCATCGCGCCCCAACGAAGGTGAGGTTGATGGGAACTAAATTACCCGACGCGTCTAAATACCCCATTCACATAAGCATCGGCTCACTCTATCTATGCCGTAAGGAGGCAGTTTACACTCCTCCTCCGGTAAAGATGATGGGTAATGATAAATGGCATCAAGGGCGACCTTTGTGCGCAGAATGTAAGATTGAACACATAAAACGATTTGGAGATGAACCACAATGGCACAAGCAATAATTGATACGAAGAAACTACTACATTTCATTAACGGATTTGGAGATAACATAGAAGACCTGCAACTTGAAATTAAAGACAACCGCGTATATGGGGCAGTTGATGTTCCTACTCACTACTGCGAGAAGAGCATTAGTATCATGGTGTCTAATGATGTAAAATACAGACCGGGTAAAGTTTACTTGTCCGATGTGTCAAAAGTGTTGGCTTTCCTTAAAGCATCTTCGCAAGAGTTATGTATATTGACTCAATGGGACGGCTCTTTCAATTTGAAATTGGGGACAGACTCTTTACAGATTCCGAGCCATACACACATTCGTTCAGCGATGACTGTTGACCGCGCGAAAGCGGCTATTGGTGAAATGAAATTGAAGAACTATACCAAGATTGGTCCATCAGTCTTGACTGTCAATGGGAACATCAGCATCATTGAAATGAAAGGTATGTCCGTCGGTGTCAAAGTCGCCGGTAAGGATGCCCCTTGTCGTGTGGTTGTTAATCCGATGGATGGTGAAATGATTATCACGATAGGTAACATTGTAGGTGGCGCGAACATGAGCCGCACAATCCAACTACCTAATGTGACAGGTGATGTGGAAACAACAACCTACTTCGGCTCTCACTTACCGTCCACATTGCGTTGCATGGGTAGTGGAATGGTTGACTTTTACATGGGTGAGCATGCCGCACTCATCTTAGAACATCAAGAAGAAGATACCTTGCTTATCCTTAAGCACCAACAGGGAGTGAACTAATGATTATTGATGCGATATACAAAGACGATGAAGCACCGACTATCTATCAGCGATACCGTGACGAAGACGGGGCATTGATTGAGAACAAGATTGAGGATTACAAACCTCACTTCTTCATTCCTCAATCAACACCGGACTTCCGAATCAAGAGTTTGAAGCGTTCGTTCCCTCAAGCAGAAGTCAACACTAAGAAGCATTACGAAGGGCTTGACGGTTCATCACTTTACCGAGTAAGCACTAACTCACCTGCTGACATATACCGGATGCGCGAGATGTTCTCTCGCACCTACGAGGCTGATGTTCGTTACGCTGACCAATTCTTAATTGAGACTGTTGCCGAGATGCCAAAGTGGAAGCCGCGCAAGTGGTGGTATGATATTGAATGCAACACAGGTGACGACAAGTTCACGACTGTCATTGCTGTCATTGACTCCGACCTTGACACACCCGTTGTCTTTGCATGGGCTGACGAGCGAACCAATTGTCCTCTTGATAAGGACTACCATCTTGCTCATAGCAACCCGGTGACGATGAAGGTTAGAGATACAGAATATGAATTGCGACCCTCCAATAGTGAGAAGAATATGTATGACGATTTTATTGAGTTCTTACAAGAGCGCAACCCCGACATGATGATTGCTCATGCGGGAACTTTCTTTGACATACCTCACATGATTGAACGCCTTGACAAAATCTATGGTTGGGGCGGGGCATCTAAGTTGAGTCCTCTTAGTATCATTCGCTACCCAAAGAAGGGAGAGCGATACCACCCAACAGACCAACCGATTGCAGGTCGTTGGCAGTTTGATACTGCCGCACCTGCTACAAGCGGAACAGGCTTTGAGCGTGT